CAGAGTCAAATGCTAAAATAGACCTTTTTGCTGCAATAGTAAAAGAGACGTTCTTTGTGGATTTCTTTTCTGTGCTTGCTGGTTTAATACAGCGTTTTGAAACGGATGCTGCAATATTGCGTGTTGCTAATGAAAACTTCAGAGACTTAAATCCTACTGGTGTTCATATATTTGATTTAGGTGATGAAGTAGATTTAGAGATTAACGTAGGTCTTGGTGCTGTAGGTCGTCAGTTTGAAGTACAGCAGAATATGCTTGCCATGGATAGAGCTAATATGTCTAATCAAGCTATGATAGGATTATTACAATCAGGTGCGGTTACTGCACAACAAGTAAGGTTGATAGATACTACAAAGTTCTTTGAGGAAATATTACCTAAACTTGGTCATAAGAATGTTCAGGATTTCTTCTTTGAAGTAGCTCCACCTCCACAGCCTCAAGGTGGACAAAACCCTGCGTTAGCAGGAGCAGGACAACCTAATGTGGGTGTGTCCGGTGGACAACAAATAGGATTACCGCAGTAATTTATGGTTGACATTAACGACATAGAACAAGATGTATTTATAGAAAAACTTGGTAAGTTTGAAGATATAACTAAACTTGCCAATATGCCAGAGTTTGATACTTTAAAGTTTTATTTTAATATGGTAGCAGACCAAGCATTGAAACGTCTTGTAATGAAGCCTGACCTTACTGTGGAAGAGCAAGCTGAGTTAAAGGCAATTATAAAAATTTGTAAGTATGAATTTGTAGCCATGCCAGAGTGGTTGAACAGTCAAGCTGCTCTTGCAAGAGAAGAATTAGAGTTTAGAAGAGAGCATGGTATCTTAAATTTAAAAGATAAGACTTGACATAATTATGCAAGTAGGTAAAAATCACTTTTAATCGGTCATCTGAACCGTATTCAGATATAACAAGCGAGAGTCTTGTAAAACTACTAAAGGAGGCTTTATGCCTAAGAAAAAAGAAGCAAAAGCGGAGACCTCAACCGAAACAGAGGAAGTAGCACAGGAACAAGAAGCAGTACAAACGGAGACTCCTGACGAAAGTGGAGATGCTGGTGAACCTTCTGTAAGAGAGAAGATGTATGCTGAGTATGCTAAAAGTCAAGAAGTAGAAGAGCCTGTAGAGGAAAAGCAACCGGAAGAGACACCTGGAGAACCAGAAGCAAAACAAGACAAGAAAGAAGTTAAAGAGGATACTAAAACCGAAGATAAGACCGTACCTCTTGGCGCACTACACGAAGAACGACAGAAACGTAAAGAACTTCAGGCTGAAGTCGTTGAGTTGAAAAATCAGGTCAAGGATATGCTCAACAAAGAGCGTCAAATTGACCCCGAAGAGGCAGGAGATGAAGAGTATATTGAGGATTATGACGCTGAACTTATCAAACTGAAAAAGCAGAATGAGGCGTTGACAGCAGAGGTAGATTCTATCAAAGCAAAAGACACGCAATCTGAAGCGGAAAAAGCGCAAACGGCTTTTCTAACTAAGGTGAATAAAGTCCACGAAGAACTTAAAACAGAGGGATTTGATGGATTTGAGGAATGCACACCAATGATAAGACAGCACATTCACAGACTTATAATGCAAGAACCAGACCCACAGGAATACATAGAAGGTAGGAAACTACTTGATGTTGACACACCTGAAGGTTGGAAGAAAATTTATAAGGAAGAAATATATCCTTCTATTAAAGCAATTATTAACCAGAAAAAGACAGAAGAACTTATGGATGAGAGAATAGAGCGCAAGAAGAAAGCTGCTCTGTCCGGTAATTCTGGAGGTAGACCTGTTCAGTCAAAGAAAGAAAACGTAAATGATTTAAGTCCTGATGAAATGAATAAGCGTTACATGGAAATGCGTCAAAAGAGAGGTGCTGCGGTCTAATCTTCTAAATTTAATTTAGGAGAAAAGACAAATGGCTAACGAAATGAATTGGGTCAATCACTCCGGTGTATTGACTAACAATAAGTTGAATCAGTTTTTTCAGCGTTCAGCCCAACCTCTTTTCAAGTTTAGACAGTTCGTAGATGTTAAGGAAGCATTTGGAAAGTCCAGAGGTCAGTCAGTCAACTGGCTGAAAGTTGCTAATGTTGGTACTATGGGTGGAAACTTAACCGAAACCAACACCATGCACGAAACGACTCAGGCTTTAACATGGGGTACGCTTACGGTAGCTGAAGTAGGTAACTCTATTCCATTTACCTTTAAAGCAGAAGCATTATCTGAATTTGATATACAAGAAATTGTTAGAGGTGGAATGCTTGATGATGCTGCAAAAGTATTAGACGGTAAAGTTGAGAGAAGGTATAATGAAACGAAGTTACGCTTTGTCGGAACTTCCACTACCGCCCACACTCTTACTACTAACGGTACTGCTACTGTTACTAACACTTCAATCTTAAATTCTCGCCATGTAAGAAAGATGAGACTTGAGTTGGAGAAGAGAAATGTTCCAGCATACGAAGGTGACTCTTATGTATGTATTGCTTCATTGGAAGCCTTAGAGTCTCTTGAAGGAGCTATGGAAAGCGTAAATCAGTACACCGAAACTGGTGTTGATAAGATTTACAACGGTGAGGTTGGGAGGCTTCATGGTGTAAGGTTCGTTAAGGATTTCTACGCTTCACGGTTTACGATTGATGCTGATGCAAGAACTGCTACAGCTAAATCATGGACTACAGGCAACTCACTTGATGCCTATATGTTTGGAAAAGGTGTCGTAAGAGAAGCCGTTGTTGTACCAGAGGAAGTTCGTATGAAGGTTGTTACTGATTACGGAAGGTCTAAAGGTATCGCATGGTATTTCTTAGGTGGATGGGCGTTAGAATGGGACACTGAGGCTGATTCAAGAATCATTAAGTGGGATTCTAATGCGTAGTGTTTTTTTTAATTAACTTATAATATAAGGAGGTGACATATCATGGCTTATGATGATATGGTTGTTATTACTTACTCTTGGGGCGAAATAGATTTTGGTGCTGGCAGTGATGCTGTTGCTATCAAAGGATATGGAGGCAAGAAGGGTAAAATCCTAGACATTGGCGTGTCTGTAACCGAAACTTTTAATCAGGTTACGACCCCTGCATATGTACGAATGGGTACAACAGGAGACGCTGATGCTTATGCAGAGCTTAATATGGCTGCTGCTGCTGATACAGATTATTATAATATCCTTGACGACACAGACGCTATTATAGCTGCTGCTGTTCCTGCGGATACTCAGATAGAGGTTGCTTTTATTACCCCTACTGGTGGTACTCCTGCTGGTAAAGGACACGTTAATATAACTATCGGTTGGTTCTAAATTTGTGGGGCTGGCTGTACGACATCTTGAATGGGATGCAGTCCAGCCCTTTCTTTAAGGCTTAATGAAACTTGTAATTGTAAATTCACATGAGCGTAGTGGTACTCATTTCTTAATGAATACGATTGCTCTCAACTTTGGATATTGTAGCTTTCCTTATTACAATATGGATATGCCTGTACTGCCGCACATACCTAATAATATGTTAGCGGTGCTACAACAGATACAAGAACCAAGACATATAATAAAATCACATTATGAAGGAACATTCTTCAGACCAATTATAAATAAAATTACAAAACACGCTCATGTGTTTTACATCTACAGAGAAGAAGAAGGTGTATTTAAAAGTTGTCTGAAGCATTGGAATAGTCTAACCTGGGAAGAAGCTGCCAGATGTGAAACTGTTGATGAGCTTAAAGTAGCACAACCTTATGGTGGTTGTATGCGTTATCAGTTCAGGCAGTATCCTTCCATGTTAGCAAGATGGCAAGGACATAAAGCAAGCTGGAAAGAGAAGATGGGTGGCGCTGATATAATCTATGTAAGGTATGATGATTTATCGCACCGTTTTGATAAGACACTTATGATAATATCTAAACGAATGGGTATCCCGATAATAGGTGGAATAGCAAGAAAGCCAGATAAAAGTAAAACTGTCCAAGCAGGAGAGTTTAGCGAAAAGGAACTTTGAAAACAGCTTGTGTAGTAAGGTATGGAGCTTTTGGAGATGCGGTAATGGTGACACCAGTTCTCAGGAAGTTAAAAGAGGATGGATACCATGTGACTATGAACATGACTCCAAGAGCAAAGAGTGTACTAAGAAACAATCCGTACATTGATAAATATTTAATACAGGAAGATAATGAGATACCTAATGAAGAGCTTGGGGATTATTGGAAGAATTTATCTGAGAATTACGACAAGTTTATTAATTTATCTGGCTCTGTTGAAGGTGGCTTACTTAAAGTTGAAGGAAAACCTGCTTTCCGTTGGGAGCATGAAGTAAGACATGAGAAATGCAATAAGAATTATTACGACGAACAGTTCCGAGTTGCTGGATTCCCTGAAATTACAGGGAGAAATGGAGAACTCTTCTTTTCCTCACTTGAACATAAACTCGCCAAAGCATTTATTAAGAAATCAAGAAAGGCAAAACAATTTGTCGTTATGTGGTCGCTTGCAGGAAGTTCTTTCCATAAGAACTATCCATACACGCAGTTAGTTTGTGATTGGTTATTACGAGAATATAATGATATAGTTGTAATAACAGTTGGTGATGCTCTTAGCGTTATGTTAGAATGGGAGCATCCGAGAGTAAAATGCAGGTCTGATAAATGGTCTA